TCAATCCGATTTGATTAAAACAAACGAAAGGAATGGTATTGTTGATTTTATGAAGGTTCTTCGTCTCATGCCTTCAATTGATATTATTGAGTTTGGTGTTGATGACATTGTTCGTAGTGGATTCGTTAAAGAATATATTCTCGCAAAAATGGAAGTTGGTGTATGAGTTTTATTCATCATAATTATTTGGGTGACATTGAGTTAGAGTGTAAAACAACAGAAAGCATCCGTCTCTATAATTTACCTAATGGAAACTGGGTGCCTTCTATTACTTCTGTTACTTCGTTTTATAATCGCCAAATTTTTGCAAAGTGGAGACAACGTGTTGGACTTGAAGAAGCAAATCGTATTACTAAAAGAGCCACTGCTAGGGGAACTGATTTTCACCAAGTTTGTCAGGACTACTTAGAAAATAAAGAACTTGTTTGGGATAATTATCAAGTCCTGACAAAACACATGTTTCATCATGCAAAACCTTATCTAGATAAGATAAATAATATTCATGCAATTGAAAGAACTCTTTATTCGGAATATCTTGGACTTGCTGGACGAGTTGATTGTATTGCCGAGTATGAGGGAGAGTTAGCAGTTATTGACTTTAAAACGTCAGACAAAATTAAACCAGAGGAGTGGATTGAAAACTACTTCGTACAGGAAACATTCTACGCTGCAGCATATTACGAACTTACTGGAAAAGTTGTTAAAAAACTTATCACACTCATGGTTACTCCTGGTGGTGAGGTAAAAGTATTTGACAAAAGGAATAAAGACGATTATATTAGACTATTAGTTCGTTATATCAAAGAATTTGTACATCACAATATTAGGTCAGATGGAGAATGAATTAGAGAAAGTATTAGAAAGTAAATTCTTTTGTCCGTCACGTTTCGCTCAGGAGATTGAAAGTCTCGTACAGGTAAACGTCGAGATGAATTACATTGATGCGATTATCTATTTCTGCGAACAAAACAACATTGATTTAGAATCAGTTCCTAAACTTATTTCAAAACCTTTGAAGGAAAAGATTAAGTATGAAGCAATGGAACTTAATTTTCTCAAGAAAACATCACGCGCTAAATTAGTTTTTTAATGATGCCATTTGATTCATATAAATGTTATCTGTCTTTGAAAAATCATTTTACAAAAGACAGTTATGATTACTTTAAGTATTGTGGTAAATCAAGAGCAACTATTCAATCTTTTTACAAAAGAAAAGATAGAATGTGGTTTGAGAAAATTGCAAGACAAAAAACAGATCAAGAAGTAGTTGATTTCTTCGTTGCCAATTTTGTATCTTGTCCTGATCCAGAAACACTTTGGATTGGTGAAATGATTAAAGAAGGAGAAGAAAGATATCAAAACTGGCAAAAGAAAGTTCAATCACTTTCGTATGTCTTTAAGGAAGAAAGTCAATCTTTATTTGAAGAAAATAAATTCGAGGATGTTTTTAAGTGTTCTAAGGGGCATCCACCTCTTCTAAAAAAGTTCCTGAGCGGGAAGATTAGCCTGGAAACCATGGTGATCTATGACCGAATATTCCTGTACGGGAATAAGTTTGATAAGAAACTTCAAGACCCAGTGTGGCAAACCGTCAGCAGGAGGATTAAAAAATATAATCCATTCCTAAATATTGACGTATTTCGTTTTAGGCGAATCTTAAAAGAAATTATCCTGGAGGATCAATGAGTTTCTTTAGTTCCGAAGTTGTCCGCGCAGAGATGACTGAAATTGCAGAACTTCAAGAACAAATTTATAACAACATCTTTAAGTTTCCAACAATGACTAAAAGTGAAAAACTAGAGCATGTTGAAGTTCTTGAAACTCTTTTAGATAAACAAAAAGTTCTTTATACAAGAATGAGTTTATCTGATGATCCTGAGGCAAAAGAAATGAAAGAACGCATTATTAGTTCTGCCATTATGATGGGAATGCCTCCTGGCACAGATATGAATATTATTCTTGGCAACATGTCAAAGATGCTTGAGATAATGAAGCAGCAGATTGACAAAACGGGTTCAGACCTGTAGAATAACGAAGTACACAAAGGCCAAATCTCAAACAATACGAGGTACACATGTCTAATTTCGCAAATCTTAAAAAGCAATCTTCTCTTGGTTCTCTGACTGAAAAGTTGGTAAAGCAAGTAGAAAAGATGAGTACTACTTCCAGTGGAGCCGATGATCGTCTCTGGAAACCGGAGATGGATAAGACTGGAGTAGGTTCTGCAGTTATCCGCTTTCTTCCTGCCCCTGATGGTGAGGAACTTCCTTGGATCAAAATGTATTCACATGCATTTCAAGGTACAGGTGGTTGGTATATTGAAAACTCCCTGACAACTCTAGGTCAAAAAGATCCCGTTTCGGAGTATAATCGTGGTCTTTGGAACAGTGGTAGTGACAAAGATAAGGATACTGTCCGTAAGCAAAAGCGTAAACTGTCCTACTACTCTAACATTTACGTAATTAAGGATCCCGCTAATCCTCAAAATGAAGGTAAGGTATTTCTGTTTAAGTATGGTAAGAAAATCTTTGATAAGATTCTGAATGCAATGCAACCAGAATTTGAAGATGAAGAACCCATCAATCCCTTTGATTTCTGGGCTGGTGCAAACTTCAAACTGAAGATTGTGAAGAAGGATGGTTATTGGAACTACGACAAGTCTGAGTTTGATCGTGTTGCTCCTCTCCTTGATGATGACGATGCACTTGAAGCAATTTGGAAGAAAGAATATTCTCTTTCTGCTATCACTGCTCCCGATCAGTTTAAGACTTATAAAGAACTTGAGACTCGTATGAACTATGTTCTCGGTCTGAGCCAGACTAATACTCCAGTTCAGTCTCGTGCTGTAGTCGAACAAGAAGATGAGTTTGAATCTTATTCTTCCACTCCTACTCGTGAGGATAAAGTTATGGAAGAATTGGAACAGTCTTATGTTCGCTCAAAGTCTCCTTCACTTCCTAAAATTACTCAGGATGATGATGAAGATGATGCTCTCTCTTACTTCCAGCGTCTTGCTGAAGATTGATTATTCGTAAAGTCTAGAATTATCTCCTCTCTTAAGGGTATCGCTCAAGTACTGAGTGCTACCCTTTTTATATGGCATAATTTCAGCAAGGTCATTAAACATTACATTTAGATATGCTGGTTTTAATATAAAAATATTTCTCTTTTTGTTTTCTACACCTAACTCATATTCAAAGTTTGTAATTGGATTTAAAATTGTTGATGAGGTTAGAGTTACATAATACCCAAGATTTGAGTCAAAGTATTCATAGTAGTATGAGTTTCCAGATAAACCACCAGCAAATAAAACTTCTTCAGCACCACTTGTGCTTAGAACTGGTGAAGCCACAGAAGGAACAGATGGTAAAGCATATGTGAAGGATATTGTTAGATTGGATGATGCATCAAGACTAATAGAAGTAACTTCATATCTTCCATTATAGATTGATTCTGATATATTATTAACTAGTACTTCTGAACCTACAGTTAAACCTTGAAGTCCAGTTTTTAATGTTATTGTTGCCGTATCCGTTGGAGTAATTCCATTTCCAGAAAACACCTGAGAAATTTTTGAATTACTCATTTCAATGAAGTTTCCATTTGTTCTCCAGGTATTTTTCATTTGAATGCCACCGGGAAGAATAACATTATTCAAAGAGTCTCTTGTCTCTATTGTTTCGTAATGATGCACTCCATTATAAAAATTATCATATGTTTCATATCTTTCTAACATTACTTTATCAAAAGTATTTTGTGAAAGAGGCCATTCAGTCTGGACGTTTAAGATATTATTAGAAAGTAGAACAACCCAATCTAAGGTTGAGTCTCCATAGAATTTAAAAGCAACATTATCTGGCCTTTCATCGCCTTGAATTTCATACTTCTCAAAAAAGGATAAGTTTTGAAAAATATCCTCACGTAATTTTGCTCTTCTGAATATATTTTTTACAGGAACATAATTTGAAATTTCTTGGTTGTTTATGTCCCTGTTTATGTACTCAAAATTTGGTACGTTTTTAAAGTAATGATTTGCCATATTAGTAACCTATTGAATGCTTTCCATCATAATCCTTATCATAAATTGGTTCTAGTTCTTGGAATGATAATGTCATACTATAAGAAACCATAGTTCCATCATCATAAGTCATATAAGTTCCGAGAGGTGTATAATCAACGGAGCAATTAAGAAGAGCACACTCTTTGATTTTGTTGATACCTGGATGTTCTGTTTCTTTACCTTTGTACTTATATTCAATAAGAAATGTATTTGGTGCAGTTAAAAATATATTATCTTTAGTTGTTCTTGGTGCCATATTTTTTTTAAAGAAATTGATAATTCTTTTTATATTTTCCGCTTCCTTTTGTTCTCTTGCAGACATCTGAAATCTGAAATCAAAAGGTCTTAATTGTGGACCTGTGAAAAGAAGTTCTAAGTTTGGGTTTAGTACAGAACCAAATCTTCCAAGGAGATTTTGTATACTAACTGCTTCTCCAGCAAGAGCAACTTTAACCGCATTGGCGTTTTTAATGACATCTCCTGTTGCTTCTCCCAGTTTTGTACCAAGTAATTGTCCTGCAGCATTTGCATCTGCAGCATTCATCAAACCAGTTGAAAGATTGACGGCTTTTCTTTCTATTGCATTTAAACTTGTACCTTGCCAATCTACAGAATTTGCATCAGTGATTGATGCCTGAACTGGTAAAAATACATGTCCTAAAGGTTTTTTTCCTTCTAGATTTGATGTTCTATCTCTACTTTGTATAGATGTAGTTGAAAGATTTCCGCTTGCAATATATTCTAGTGCAGTAAATTTAATTCTATCTTGAGCGGTTACCTTATCATCTTTATCCATACCTAGTGGATAAACCGCAATCATACTTGTGTTTTGATTTTGTGCTACTGTAGGTTTTACTCCTGTACTTACTGGAGTGCTGGATGGTCCATCTGGAGATGGTGTTGACGATGGGCTAGGTGCAGTAGGTGCTGGGTCTGATGGTTGTGGTGGTTGAGCTCCTGGAGTTCCTGATGTACTTCTTACTCCTGGAACTGCAAGATTTCTTCCGGTAACAGGTGCATTTTTATTGAATGCATATGCTCTTTCATTATTCAATCCAGCGATTGAATTTCCAGTATAAAAATCTTTTAGTAAAGCGTCATCTGAGTTGTAGTCTAACCCTACAGGCAAGTCTTTTCTTAAATTTGAAATGGAATCGCTTGCTGAAGGCGTCCATCCCCACTTTCCAGAACCACCTGTATCTTTTGATGAACTAAAAGTTGGAAATGATGTACCTAATCTAAACCATTCAGCATTACCATTGTTATAATCTATTAATATTCTTCCGGGAAGCATTTTACCACCCAATTTCATACCATAGTTGAAAGATGTTTGGTTTGCCATCAGAACTCCTCCTCACTTACAAGAGGATTAGTTATCTCAATTTTTTGTAGAGTATGAGACATTTATAGGAGTTTTTTATTTATTTAGACGGAATTTTGCATAAGGTATTGATAGCATCTCATCAAGTTCTTCATACTTTACAACGTGAAGTTTTCCTGCAACTTCTTCCCAAGTATATTGCCTACCTTCTCTCCAATGAAAATTGATTGCTTTGAATCCCCATCTTTCTAGTGAAGTGCAAGCAATCAGTGGATGTTGGTCGTATTCGATATTTGGTGTCTTTGGATTGTATATAAAGGTATAAAACTTTCCTGGCTCTGGATATAATACTTCCTCTTTCAAAGTATCCATAATAATCAGCATTAAATCTTCTGGGTCATTGGTTCCAGCATCATCAATTTTCTTTTTGAGTTCTCTCATTCTTTGAGGAACATTAGCATATTGACCGAAACCTTTTGCCATTAATTAAATAACTCCTCTTCGGTAATGACTTTAAACTCTAGCATCCTATCCGCACACCATTCTTTTGCTGCTTTCCATTTTGCTTGATTTACTGCATAGGTTTTGCATTCATACAGATATGATTTCGTTACTCTAGACCTTTGCTTTGGTGGAATTGTTTGTTTCTTTGGTTTCACTTCAATCACATAAGTTTTAATCTTACCCGAAGACTCTTGAACTTTGATAAGGTAATCTGGAAAGTATCGATGCACTCTACCATCCACGGGAGACACATAAGAAATACAAAATTCTTCAGACGCCCAAGAAATTATACTTGGATTGTGGTCGCAGTAATAACAAAACTTTCTCTCCCAACTACTTCGACATATAATATTATTTGGGTTTCCTTTATATTTTTCGGGATAGGATGGTTTATAGATGCTTTTAATACTTTCTGCCATTTGCTATCATACATAATATATCAGTAAAAATATTTATAGATGACTATAAATAGACCCCCTATCTATGATTTTGAGAATGAACAAAATGCGAGACCATATAATCCAACACCAGCTTCTGGAGTTCCTGTAATTCCTGCTCCCAGCATTCAAACTTCTGGTACAGGAAAAAGTCCGGGAACAGGTAGTCGTGTCACATCTAATCCTGGTGGTGCTCCACCACCAAAGAATTACAAAAGTGCGCTTCAAATAAAATCATTTTTATTGAGACCTTCACTGACTTCACATTTTCAGTGTTGGTTTAATCCACCAACATCTGTAACTGAAATTTTTATTAATAAGTTTGAAAGGGATTTCAATGGAAATTATTTAAATTATACCTTCGTTAAGGCTTATCCAGTAAGCGTTGCCTCAATGCCAGTTTCTTATGATTCATCTCAGTTGCTTAAATGTACCGTCTCTTTCACTTTTAATAGATATATTCTTGCATCACGAGCATATGCACCAGAGTCTGAACCAACTCCATCAACGCCACCAGGGGTTCCAAAAAAACCAGAATATTATGGACCTGGATTGCCGGGAGAACAGGCAAATGAACTTCGAAGAGGTCTCCTCGAAGACTTTATTGTAAGACAGCAAAATAATCCTCTTTTTTAAGTATTTGAGAGAAGCAATAAATAATCACACTGAAGTTTCTATAGGACATTATGCCTTTACCTAAGATTTCTACGCCAACTTATGAACTTGAGTTGCCATCCACAAGACAAAAAATTAAGTATAGACCTTTTCTTGTAAGAGAGGAAAAACTTTTAGTTCTTGCTTTAGAGTCTGAAGATACCAAGCAAATTACTACAGCAATTAAAACTGTTATTAAGAATTGTATTGAAACAAAAAACGTCAAAGTAGAGTCTCTTCCAACCTTTGACATTGAATATCTTTTCCTTAACATCCGAGGTAAATCTGTCGGGGAAGAGATTGAAGTAAATGTTATTTGTCCTGATGATGAAGAGACAGTAGTTCCTGTAAAAATTTCTGTAGATGATATTCAAGTTTTAAGAGTTCCCGAACATAATAATAAAATAAAACTTGATGACTCTATTATGATGGAAATGAAGTATCCATCACTAGACCAGTTTATTAAGAGTAATTTTGATTTGTCCTCAGACAATACTATGGACCAGTCTTTTGAATTGATATCTTCTTGTATTGATAAAATTTATACAGAGGATGATGTATGGGTTGCTGCTGATGTTACTAAGAAAGAACTGTTAGAATTTCTAGACCAAATGAATTCGGTTCAATTTAAAGAAATCGAACAGTTCTTTGAGACGATGCCAAAACTTTCTCATAAGATTAAAGTTACAAATCCAAATACCGAAGTTGAAAGTGAAGTTGTTCTTGAAGGGTTATCAAGTTTTTTCGCATAGGAATGTCCCATATGGACTTAGAGAATTATTTTAAATTAAATTTTTCTCTCATTCAGTTCCATAAATATTCATTAACGGAGATTGAAAATATGATTCCTTGGGAAAGGGACGTTTATGTTGGACTATTAAAGAATCATCTCGAAGAAGAAGAATTTAAACAAAGACAACGCTAGCGATAAATGAACTCAGTATCCGAAAAAATCGATGAAAGAATTCTAAGGCTACTGGGTCTTAACTATACATATGACATTGATTATGATACCTATTATACTCTCATTAGAGAAGCGATGGTGTCTGGTGCAAAAAGATTGCCACCAGAAGAACTTGCTTTACTTGCAAATGAAAGAAAAAGAATAAGAGGTAAGAAGGGTAGATTTAAACCAAAGAGTCAGAAGATAAACGCAAATAAGATAGCGACGACTAAGTTTTTAAAACCAGCAGTACAACCATTATCAACTCCTTTAATTGCACCTGCAGGCGGAGTCCAATCTTCACAAATTCAACCTGCAAATTTGGCACCTCTTCAGGGACCTCTAGATTCTATTAAGAAAGTATTAGTTTCTTTCTTAGATTTTAAAGAAGATAGTGCCGACCAAGAAAGGAGAGACGCTGAGGCAAATAAAAGGTCAAAAAGAGAGGCTGGACTAGAGACTGTTAAGAAAGGAATGTCTGCCGTATCTGATGCGGTAAAGAAATTTATTTCTCCATTTCAAGGAATTATTGACCGTGTGTGGAGATTCCTATTCTTCACATTACTTGGTAATGCATTTACGCAATTAGTAAAATGGTTTCAAGACCCAAAAAATAAAAATAAAGTAGAAACTTTAAAGAGATTTGTAAAGGATTGGTGGCCTTCTTTACTTGGTGCTTTTGTTTTATTTTTCACACCATTTGGTAAATTTGTAAGAGGAATACTTGGAATCGTTGGTGGTTTAACTGGCAAACTAGTTGGTGCAATACCCAAGATTGCTGGGGCAATAAAAGGTCTCAGTAAAGTTTTACTTAATCCTTGGGTTGCTGTTCCTGCCGCAGCAATTGGTTTAGCAGCTGCTGCTAATGAAGTTACCGGGCAAAGAAAGGCAGCAGGAGTTCAAGCAGAAAATAAAGCACGGGCACAGACTGGAAAAGGTTTAGGTGCTCAGGGGACTGACACTATGACCGATAAGGTTCCTAGTGTTGGTAATATGGGTCCAACAACACCTTACGGACTCCTTCAGGGTGCTGCCCGTGGTGGTTCTGTGATGAATGGATATTCCGGTATAGACAATAACACGGGTCAAAGAATATCCGGATTTGGTCCTGATACTCAATTGATTGCAGCAATGCCTGGAGAGGTTGTTATTAATAAGAAAACTGTAGATGCTGTTGGTGCGGATACATTTTTAAGTCTAAACAGACATTATGGTGGTTCAGGTGCTAACCAACCTAAGTTTGGTAGATTCTTTAATACTGGGGGAATCGTTGGTGGGTTGATGAGTCTATTCAATAGACCTAGAGGACTCAGTACAAGAGGAGTCCAGGCTGGATTTACTGGTATGGCAAAACAGGGATTTGAAGCCATTATGGGGGGTGATAAGTTTAGACTTGGAGGATGGAAACCACAAATACTTGGTAGAGGTGCATACTCTGCACCTACGTTAAAAGGAGCTCAACGATATGCTGGTTCTGCAGGGTCTCTGGGTGGAACTCAAGTTCCTGGTGGTGTAGTTAAGACAATAGTTCCTGGAGGTGCAAGAGGTATAAACATTATTGAACCACAATCTGTTGTAAATCCGTCTACATTTGATAAGGGAAAGGTTTTGGCAGATAGATTACTTTCTGGTAGGTATTCAAATAGTCCTCTTGCAAATAGACTTCGTTCTCAGTTAACAAGTGGAGTAGCACAGAGAACTGGCATGGGATTTGGAAGAACGCTTTCCCGTGGCAGTGGATTATTAAATGCTCCTGTCATCAGTGATATGTTATTTCCGGAAGGAACATCATCATATAGTCAACTTACTGGACCTAATGCATATTATAATGCACCTGGATATAAAGGTCCTAGACCTATGCAGCGTATGGGTGGTGGATTGATTAAAGAGAATACTGGAATGGATATTCGTGGAGCAACAGCAGATAGACAAGCCATTTTCGCTCAACCTGGAGAGTATGTTCTTCCTGTTAATACTGTAAATCGTCTTGGAACTTCTCTCATTGATAAATTAGTTGCAATGACTGACAGTGACTCAAATGCAGCTAAACTTGGTTACAGGACAAAGAATAGTGGAAGTTTTGATAGGTCTACTAATGCTAGTATTTACGGGATTGCTTGACGATGGCTATTAACGTTCAGAAGTTATTACCTGCAGCAAAGACATCCGCAATTGCAAAAATTGATGCAAGTAAAATTTCATCATCACTTGTAATCAATAAGAAGAATATTGATACAAAAAAATTAACTGCCCTATCAATTCGACGTAGTGAAGACAACGTAAGTATTGTAAAAAAATCTTTAATTGATATTGATGGTCTTTTGAAATCTGTATTAACTGAAGACCAAAAAACAGAAAGAACAAAGAGAATTCGAAAAGAGCAAGAAGAAAACGAACAAAGAGAAACGAAATTAGAAACTCCTAAAGAATCTAAGAAGTTTAATCTTCCAAAAGTTTCTCTTCCTGGAATGAGTTTCTTGGATAGAATTAAGAGATTCTTATTCTTTACCGCTCTTGGATGGTTGTTTACAAAATTCCAAGATCAACTCCCCAAATTAACTGGAATTATTAAAATCATTACACCAATAGCAGGTGTTGTTGAAAATGTATTCAAGTTTATTCTGGAGAGTGTTGTAAACTTTATAGACCGTGGATATCAAACTTACGATAAGATACGTGGTCTTGTAAAAACGGTTGGTGGCGAAAAGGCGCAGGGTGAATTTGATAAGATATCTGGAAAGTTAAATGAGTATATTAACTATGTTCTAATTGGGGGAATGGCACTCACAGGTGCTATTAATACCTTTGCAAATAATGCAAGAAAATATAAACCACCAAAACCAACTCCACAAGGAACTCCTAGAGGACCAGTTCCACAGAGAGGTCCAGTACAAAGAGTAGTTAGACCAGTACAGGCGGCTTCGATAAAGGCATCTAGAGCAGTCATTGGAAAGCAAGCAACACGTCAACTATTGAGACTTGCAAAAGGTCCTCTATCTAGATTACCTATTGTCGGAGCACTAGTTGAGTTTGGTCTTTCTTGGGCTCTTGGAGATAACCCTGGCAAAGCAGCATTCCGAGGAGTTGGAACTCTACTTCTTGGTGCTGTTGGTTCTTTAATTATGCCTGGGTTTGGAACTTTTATTGGTGGTTATGCTGGTGCAGAACTTGCTGGAAAATTATACGATGTTCTTTTTGCAAATAAGGCTCCTGGAACCCCAGTTCAAACTCAACGTCGTGGTGGAAAAGTTATCCGACGTTATGCAAAGGGCGGTCAAGTTTTGGGTGCTAGTGGAAGAACTCTAACAACTAAAAAATCCAAAAAACCATACATTCCACCTAAAGTAACACAACCCGGAAAAGATGTTGGTGGAAAGAAAAATATAAGAAAACTATTTCCAGACCCCTCGTACAAAATGAGTGTTGCTGAATGGAATTTAGCTGGAGGTGCTGGAACATATGCAGATTATGAAGAGCAATGGAAAAAACAAAAAGATAAACCAAATCCATATAAGGCATTAACTAATATAGCTGCGATCCTAAAGGATATTCCTTATGGTATCGGCACATTAATGGGTTCAGCGGTTGATGTTGCATTGGGACAAAAGACAGATGAAAATACTTTCAAGAGTATAAGTTTTGGTCTTGAGAATTTATTTGATACCTTTAGAAGTATTTCGAACAAAACTTCTCAAGGTGTTTTTGCCATTCAAAATCAAGTTCCTACAATGGCAACTGGGGGGCAAGTTTCTAGAACCTTTACTCCATCATCTCGTGCTGATGGCGATCCAATCAAAATTATTGGTACAAGTATCAAGCAGAGAGTAAATGAGTCAATTAGAGAAGTTCAAAAACAAATTTCTGTCAGAGGGGGGAAAAATATTCCATCTTCATTGTTTTCTTATGAACCTCCTCCACCCAAAACAAATTACAGTGGTTCATGGAAACCTGCTTCTCCAGGATATTTCAATGCAATT